CAGGCATCGCCCGGTAGATCGCGCAGGGTTTCGTCCAGTGCATCGAGCGCGATCCAGACGTGATAGCCGGATGCCGTGACCTCAGGCGTCAGCAGGAGCGGGTTTTCAGGGTCGGCGTAAGACCACACGGCATCTATCAGGATGACGCGGGGCTGATAGGCGCGGGATGGGCCGTACTCGGCCTCTAGGGCGTCGGCGTCCTCTTGCGTGGCGCAGCGGATAAGATGGTCGATCATGACAGCAGCCCCGGAAGGTCAGAGAGGTCGGTAGCGCGGGGAGTGAGGCGCAGGCTGGCGACGGTCCCTTGCCACGGATAGACGGCAATGTCGCTCCCGACGCGCATCGTCGACACAGTAGGCAATGCACCAGTGGGGGCTACGATGACGGGGGCCGCGCCGTTGAGCGATCCGGCCATCTCTGCCGCCTTAAATGACACGGCGACGGAAAGAACCGTGTCATCAGCCACGACACCCAAGTTCGCGAGTTTGGCAACTTCCACATCGGCAGATTTAGCAAGGAAGGCGATACGACGTTGCGGAGTGCGCACAAGGTAGTACCGACTGCCCCGTGTTCCGTCATCCCATTGCCAAATGCACTGGTCGCTATTGCCTACCCCCGCAGCCGTCCGCCCCCTGATAACCACCGTGCCCTCGGGCGTGCCGGGGCGGGCAAAGGACATGCTATCGGCCGCCTGAAAACCGGCGGCGTCACCGGTGATTATCGGACTGGTGTCATAAGGCAGAGGGCTAAGGCTGGCGTGGTGGATAATGGTCGATTGGCCTGCCAGTGGTACGCCGACACTGTTCGGGTAGACGAAAAACCGGTCTGCACCCGCCGCCCCCGAGTTGACCAGAAACGACAGCCTCCGCAACCGGCCACCATTTGGTCCGACACCCCAATCATAGACCTTGGCATCGGAAATGTTGCCTTGGCGTTGGGTGAGGGCGTTGGCGGCCCAATCGTAATCGCCAAGACCGCGCCATGGCGATGAGTCTCCGTTTTTGTACAGGCCAAAAGTCACCTTATCCGCAGGATTGTCGGTATCCTCGACAATGATCGACGCGCGATAATTGGTGCTGACATCTACAGTGACGCCCACGAACCGTCCGCGCGAGGTCACACCGTCTGCGACGTGCTCCCACGCCGTCGCGCCGGCAAAGACGCTGGCTTTGGGGTTGACCGCCGCGAATATAGCGCTGCTCGACCATACACTGCTGCTTGGCGACATATTGGCTGACTGTCGCACCGGTTCGGCGCGTGCTCCCTCCAGCAGCGCCCCCAACGGCTCCCCCGTCACCGGGTCATGCGTCAGCCGCAGGACGTCGGTGCCGGCTGTGCGCCAGATGCGGTTGCGGTCCAAATAGGTGCCGGCGCCGGAGCGGGAGAATGTGCCGTACTCTGTCGCTTGTCCAAGGTCGAGAAACACGTCTCTCTCCGCAAAGCTGTTGCCCATGTAATTGACCGCCAGGCCCTTTTCCTCGCCGAGTAGGGCAAGCGCGCTATTGGCGCGCGTGCGCGGCCCGAAAAAGAGGCCGCCGGCCCGCAGGATGGTCGAGCCTCCAAGCTGCATCATTCGTCACCGGCCAGAACGACGACCGTCGCGCCGTTGATTTCCTGCGCGCGGGAGAACACCTTGTCGCCCGCCGCCAACCCCGAGAGGTTGATCGCGTTCTGCGCACCGGCTGCGGCAACGAGATAGTCGGCGCTGCCGATGGCCGGGGCGGCCTGACCGACATGGACGAGGGCGTTGAACACCATCTGGTTGGTCACGGAGACGCTTCGCTTGCCCGAAGCGATCTCTGTCCAGGCATTGGCGGTCAGGTCAAAGCGCGTGGTGCTCACAGCCATTACGCTGTCCTTTCGAACTACTGGTTTGCGTCAATATCGATCGCAAGGCCGGGATCAGTAATCGACCCCGACCCGCCCCTGCGGCGCCGACACGGTCGGGCTTTCGTCCGGCGTGTCCCACACGTCGCTCGATTCCTTGCCCTTGGCGCTCGCCGGTTTCTCGCCGTTCAGCGCGCGAGGGTCGCACAGGCTCAACTCGGCGCGCGTACCCGGCCCACCTTCCTCGATCACCTGCGTCAGGCGCACGCTTTTGATCGCCATGTCCTGTTGCAGGTAGATGCGCGGATCGTCGACCGCGATCAGGAAATGCGGCTCGAAGATGCGGCCGTTTTCATCGCGCCAGCCCGATACCGTGATGTTGGCCTCGCGCGAGGAGCCGGCGGCGCGGTCCATTTCGCGCTTCGCCCGGCGCTTCAATTTGCCGGCCGTCGTCTCGCTCTCATGCACGACGATGCGCTTGCGGCTGCGCCCGACCGAACCGTCCCTCGCCCGCGCCTCGATCTGCAGCGCGGCCGAGCCCTGCCCGCGCGAGGCCTGGCCGCGCACGATGACCTCGCTGTAGCGCGCCTTGCCGGTCAACCTGGCATTGGCTGCGATGATGTTGCCGCCGTCGCCGACCGACAGGCTGCCGGCGTGGCGGCCACGCGGCTTGAGCGCCACGCGCACCTTGCCTTCGGGCGTGTCGTAGATGAACGCGCCGTGGCTGCGGGTCAGCGGCTCCATGTGGTAAAACCAGCTATCGCCACTGTTGACGAAGCTGGCGGGCTCGACCGGAAAGGACTCGTCGACCTCGACGCCGACGCCTTCGGTGTCGAAAGCCTTGGCGATCTCGCCGACATCCTTTTTCGCGACAAAGCCGGTCGGATGGTCGATCGATGTCTCAACGAGATCGACCGCCTTGGAAACCACCGTGACGACGACCTTATGACTTTCCTCGTCGTGCTCCGGCTCGACGTCACGGACAAAGCCGGTGATGATCAGGTCGCCGGAGGCCTTTATCGTCGCAGGCATGTCGGGCCGGATCGTCAGGCCGCCCTCAAAATCCGAGATCACCAGCCGCGCGCTGCGCGCCGCCTGCTCGACACCATAGCCGATCTCGACCTCCGACCAACCGGTCAGGCTGTTGCCGCCAACCTCCAGCGCCAGGGTTTCCAGCGGATCGCGAACCGTCATTGGTCCAGCGCCTCGAAGGCCGCCGGCATGTAGGCGGCGGTCGCGACGCGGTTGCGGGCAATCAACTCGCCGGCGCGGTTGGCGTCGCCGTAAAGTTCATAGGCCGCTCGTATCGCAGACAGCGACACGCCGGTCTCGACGCGCACCAACGGCGCCCGGTCGGCATCGGTGCGCGAAAGGGCGAGTGCGACCTCGCCAGTCAGCCCCGACAGCCAGTCCAACGCGGGCGCGCCGAAGGCGCCGACGTCGATCAGGACCGGCGCGGAGGTCTCGGCCAGCATGCTGCGCGCGGCGGCGGCATCCTGCCGGGCCGGGTAGACGTCGCGAGCAACGAGCAGCGCCACGGCACCGACCTGTGCCGCCGCCTCGATCTTGCCGGTTTCGGTCTTTCGGTCTGCCTCGATAGACGACGCCACGAGCCGAGCCGCGCCATCGGGATCGGCATAAAGCGCGATGGTCCGCCAGGTGGCGATTGAGGCATCGGCAAAGCCGCGGACGTCGGTCGGCGCGACCTCCCGCAACGCCTGCATGGCGTTCCGCCACTCCGGCACCGGGTCGGCATCCGGCGACAGCAGGGCCGATATCTGGTCGGCGCGGGCGACTGCCGTACTGATGGCGTCGGCCTCGGCCTGGCGGTTACCGCCGCCGCTCACCGCCGCCGCCAGCAGCGCGGCGCCGGCAGCGAGCAAGTCGCCGAACCGGCCGATCGCCGGGCCGAGGCGAAAGGCGATCGCCCCAAGTCCCTCCTCGATAAAGGTGATGTCGAAGCCGACGAAACCTGCCTGGTCCTTTTCGCGGGTCAGCGACCAGTCGGCGACACGCGCCCTGGTCTGGCCCTGCATCGGCAGGACAAGCAGCCCGGCGCCCTTGCGATCCAGCGCGGCGATAAGGGCCAGCGCGGCGGCATCGGCGGCGTCGCCAGCGACATAGGCGCGCAACGCCATCTGGCGCGGCGCGCGCCCCATGTCCTCGATCACGCTCTGATCGGCATAGGCGATCGGCGATATGGACAGACGCCGCGCGCCGGCGGCTCCCTCGGTGTCGACCTGAAACGCCGCGCCACGGAAGGATGCGGGGCGGAAGGCCCTTAGCCAGTTACGCATGGATCCTCGCCCTACTGGTGACCGCCGCTCGACTGGACGTCGCCCCCGGAATGCCCGAGATCGGCGTTGACACGACCGGACTTCAGGCTGCCGATCGGCCGCATCAAGTCGCGGCCGGCGGCACGGATGGCCTCCGCCGCCTGCTGGCCCGCTGAAACGATGGCAGCGGCAGCCGAGGAAATCGACCCGCCGGCCTGGTCGCCGGCATCGCCAAGCGAAGCGCCGGCCAGTTTGATCGACTGCGCCGCCTGGTCGCCGCCATCCTTGATCGCGGCGCCGACGTCCTCGCCGCCGCCGGCAAGCCGGCCCGCAAGGCTGCCGAGGTTGATCGCCCGATTGCCGCCTGCGGCGTTCAACTGGCGCATGCCCTCGGGCGAAAGCGGCGGAAACCGATCGAGCCGCAATTCCGGCAGGATCATGTTCGGTTCCGGCCGGGGCGCAGGAATCGGGCCGGCGGACGGAAGCTTGTTGCTTCGCCGGACGGGCGCGGTGGCCGCAGCCATCTGCCGCCGCTCGTCCGCCCGCGCCGCCGCTGCGGCAGCCATCGTGCCTTTCTCCGCGACCTTGCCTTCCTCGGATCGCCATCCGCCTTCGAAGGCGGCGAGGTTCTTGGCCTTGCTGTCGAACGTGTTGCGGAAAATCCAGTTCTCGCGCTCCCAATACCCCATGCCGCGCTTGGCGAGGCCGGCGCGCAAGGCCTCGCCATAGTCGAGGCTGTTGGATGCGGCGTCGAGCACGCCGGTCAGTGGGTCCGATGCGGCGCGGCCGAATGACGTCATGAACCGGTCCCACGACGACGACATGCGATCAATCTTGGTCTGGTTGTCGGAAAGGATCTGGCTCAAGTCCTTCAGCGTCGAGCCGTCGACCTTGGCCAGCCCCTCCTGAAATCCCTCCATGTCCTTCCGGCCCTGCAACAGGGCGCGCATGCCGATCTGGAACTGCGCATCGGTGAACAGTTGCGGGATCTTCGACAGGTCGCCCTTGGTCGCCTTCTCGGAAAGATCGAGGAAGGTATCTACGAGGTCGCGCCCTTCCTTGCGGGCTTGCGCCAATTCGCCCCGCAGGTCGATGCCGAATTTCTTGAACTTGGCGACGGTCTGGTCGCTTTCCATCTTCTGGAAAATGTTCTGCGCGGCGGTCGCCGCCTCCTCGGCCGAGCCGGTCCGCTGCCGGATCGTCTGCAGCATGGCCGCCAGCTTCGACAGGCCCGCCTCGCCCTTATAGCCAAGGGCGGCGAAGGCCGGCGCCATGGAAGGCAGGTAGCGCGCCATGTCGCGCAGTTCGAATTTACCCATCTTGCCCGAGGCGACGAGAATGTCAAAGGCGTGCTGCATCTTGTCGCCGGTGATGTCGAAGGAGTTGCCGACCGCGTCGGCCGTGGTGGCGATATCCGCGACCTCGGCGCCCGCCGCCTGCGCCGTCGCCGCGACGGCCGGCAGGAATGACATGGCATTCTCGGCCGACCGACCGGCGGCGACGAGGGTTTCTAGCCCTTCCGTCACCTGATCCTGGCTCATGGCGTAGTCATGGCTGGTCTGGTTGACCGTCCTAAGCATGCCCTCGACGGCATCCTTGCCGAGGTCGGCATTGATCGCGATACGGTTCAATCGGCGCTCGACCGCCGCATATTCGGTGACGCTGCGCTTCACCCCATAGGCAACCGCCATCGGTGCGAGGAATCTCGCAGTCGCAGCAAAGGCCTTGGCGCCGGTTCGCGCGATGACGGCCTGCGACCGGTTGAAGGCACGGGCCTGTTTGTCGACCCGGCCCAACTCGCGCTGCAGCGTGCCAAGGGCGCGCATGGAGCCGAGTTTCGAGCTGATCTTGAGGATCGCCTCGATCTCACGATTGGCCACGGTTCACCTTTTGCCTCTCGGCCCAGCCGACAAACCGGCCGAACCAGTGATCGACCTCGTCAAAGGTCAGGTCGCCGACGACGTCGATGGGTTGGCCGCCACGGAAGACGAGTTCGTCGGCTTGGCCAGCCGCTCGCGTGCTTCCGTAAAAAAATCGATGACGGCTTCCTTCAGCCGGATAGAATCGGTCAGGTCGAGATCGTCGAGGCATTCGCGGCCCGGCTTGCCGGGCACCGCGAGGCGGTCGAGATAGGCCTCGATACGGTCGAGATATTCGACGACGAAACGGCCATTGCCATCGGGGCCGCGATGCGCCTCGATCGGGTCGCCGATGGCAATGTGGTCGCGCAGCTTCGGTGCCCGCAGCATGACGCCGTCGAACACCTGACCGTGCGCCTCATACTTGCGCGACAGCGGGATGCTCTTATCCGCGCTCATCCGAGCCGCCTGTAATAGTCGGCACGGATGCCGAGCGCCGAGAGTTCGCCGTTGATGCGGTTCGACGAAGGCTTGCCGGTCCAGAAAGCCGAGGTGAACATATGCGTCACGCCGGTCTTTTCCTCGACGATCGTGATGTTGTGGCGATCGGCATTGAGCAGCCGGTCGAAGTCCATCCCGTCATCGGCGAAGGTCAG